AGAGTCATAAGACTATATTAAAAAAAGACCCTTTATGGGTCTTTTTTTTATTTTAAATAATTAATATATAACATATGATAAAGAAATTTAATTTATTTGAAGGTAAAAAAGATAAATTCCCTAACATAAAAAAATCTGAGATTGATGGTTTTATTATATATGTTGGTAGAGATGCTAAATCCAATGACCATTTAACATTTAATATTGCTGATAAAGAAGATATTTGGATGCATGTCAAAGGAGTTCCGGGTAGTCATGTTGTTATTAGAGTTAGAGAGAATTTACCAACTATGGAATTAATAAAAAAAGTAGCAGAGTTGGCTAAAAAGAATAGTAAAGCTGATAAAGAAGAAAATGCTACCGTTGTTTACTGTCAAAGACGATTTGTTAAAAAAGAACAAGGTATGAATGATGGTCAAGTAAGAGTGGATTATCTAAATGCTGACGAAATTGTTATTTAAATTTTAATATATACTCTAATAAAAATAAAGAGAAGGATGGCTGAACCTATAGTAAGAGTTAAATACTCAGAAAGACTAGAAAAATTACTTAAAAAGTTAGAAGATGCTGATAATTATGTAGCATTTGAGTTACTTTGGTTAGGAGAATCGGATTCAAAATATCATAATGGTCTTAAAATTGATGATGTTGATGTATCAAAAACAGATTATTGTTTTAACGTTTCTATTGGTGGTAAAAAACACGATATGAAAATAGGTAAATTTATAAGATATTTCTTTCCTGGGATATTAAGTGATAAAGAAATATCAGAGTTTTCTAATACATTTACAAAAGTTAAAAATGGACAAAGTGCTACTGCTGGTGGTGGTAAGAAAATTGAAGTTAAACCATTTTCTTATAATCCAAAGGATGTTAGAAGTACATTTTTATCATTAGTTACAAAGACATACCCTCACTTTACAGATTGTAGACATGAAAAAGAAGTATTACAATTTCTTCCTAAATTAGAAGAAGATGGATTAGGTAACTATTATAAAATAATAGGGGATTCTAAACCATCTACAATGTTTACATCACATTTAGATACAGCTGATAGAGAACAGAAAACTACAAATTTGTATTCTAAGACTGAGGGTGGTGATGAAATAATATACACTGATGGTTCTACTATATTAGGAGCTGATGATAAGTCGGGTGTTGCTATAATGTTGTATATGATGGATCATAATATACCTGGATTATATTACTTTTTTATAGGTGAAGAAAGAGGTGGAATTGGTTCTAATAGAGTATCTGCTGATTATGAGAGATTTGATTATCTACAAAACATCAAAAGATGTGTTTCTTTTGATAGAAGAAGCACTGGTTCTGTTATTACTCAGCAAATGTATAGACAATGTTGTTCTAATGAATTTGGAACTGCTTTATGTAATGAATATAATGCTAACGGACTTAATTTATCATTAGATCCTACAGGTATATATACTGATTCAGCTTCATTTATAGATGATATTCCAGAGTGTACTAATATATCTGTTGGTTATATGAATGAGCATACTGGTAGAGAGTTTCAAAATATGACGTTTCTAATAAAAATAGCTGAAGCTTCTGTTAAAGTTGACTGGTCTTCATTACCTACAGTTAGAAAAGTTGGAGTAAACGATGAGATAATAAGAAAACACAAAAATTTAATTACGGAACTTAAAAAGAGTGCATTCGCTCTAGAGGTTAAGGTAATTGGATTTGAAGGTAGAGTTTATGTTAGAGTTGATTTAGATGAAATAGACATTGATGCTATTTATGACTCTTTAACAGATGTTCATACAATATTATCAAAACACAAAGTAGAACCTGAAGTTACATTCTCAGAGACATACATCAAAATAGAACTAAAATAAAATGAAAATAAAAAAGTATAATATTTTTCTAGAAAAAGATAATCTTCGTGAAGATGAGTATAGTCATTTAAATGATATGCTAGGTAAGAAAAATGAAGGTAGATGGGATGACGATGATGATGACGATGATCATGATTATGGTTTTTATGACCAAGACGAAGATGATGATCATTTATTTGGAAGACCTAATCATACTTCAAAAAAAGAAGACTCAACATTTAGAGATGATGAATATGAAGAAGAGTATGATGAAGATGGTATAAACTCAAATGATATACAACATCTTAATTATTTATTAAGAACTATGTTCAAAAACTCTGGAATTGAAGACGTTCGAATAGAGAATAAAAAATTAGATATCTCAATTTCTTGTATTTTGAGAAAAAGAGAATCTATGAAGAATGTTATAAAAGTATTTGAGATAGCTAAGAAACTTAAAAAAGATATATTGGGTCAGTATGATTCTGAGTTTGAGATGTGGGAAACTAAAGATGGTAGACCGCTATTAACATTTAATTTCTACTATGGTGAAGGGTTAAATAATGATTACGCTCCTTTTTAAATAAACTTTTTTGATATTTAGAATATTATATATATATTTGTAGAATATAACACACACTTGGGGATGTTTTAGAATTGATTTGCAGAGTGATGGTAGTTATGCAGGTATCGGGTTGTCAACTGTTCCGATTAATAAATTAGATGGTAAAGTCGTAAATGGCAAAACAAATGAAGTAGGAACCAGTGAAGATTTAGTAGCTGCTCTACAAAACAACATGATCTTGGTAGAAGATCTAATGACTGTCTAACAACAGTTCATTATCAAAAAATTCTCCAACTTGTTTCACACAAGAATAAAAGAGTGAAATGGTTTTTTGTTACTTATTAGAGTTTCTCAAAAAAAGTAAAAAGTTTGTAAGTTTATAAAAATTTACTAAGCCTGTAAACGAATAATTATTAGCAACTGAAAAAGACACGTTGGGCAGTACAACGTCATCTCCACAAGAAAAAAATCTCACTTTTTAGTGAGATTTTTTTGTTTATTAAAATAAATGTCTTATATTTGTATTTATAAACGAGTAAGTAATAAATATAAAATCCACTACATTATGAAAACATTTAACGAAATTAAACAAGAGTACCAAAACAAAGACTATTCTTTATCTGATTTGAGAAACAGTATTATTTTTTTCTCAATTGTTAGAGTATTATTCACAGAAGCTTTTTTGTTTGTGGTTTCTACAATTCCTTTTTTGGTTGGATTCGCATTCATCGGATCAATGTATGGATTCTCAACAGGTGTTTCTTTATTCTACCTTGTTTTACACTTGATTTTCTATGTTTCTTATGTGAAAGGTCAATATACTAAAAATATGTTACCTAATCGCAAAGAATGTGATATGGTAATCAAAGCTTTGAAAGAAATCAAAAGCTCTAAATAAAAAAACCGTCTCATTGAGACGGTTTTTTTATTATAAGTTAAATTATTATTAGAATTTTGTTCCGTATTTAGCAGATTTTTCAATATCATCTGCTTTATTACTTAATACAACACCAGCAACTACTGAAAGTGCGATACCCGCTAATCCAGCCATAAATACTGCCGCTTGTGTATTTCTATCAAGTTCACCAATACCTGTTAAATCTCTTAAATAAAGAGCTAAAGAACTTCTTTCTGCTCCACCAATAGCGGCTGCTGCTATTGCCGTAGCAAGACTTGTGAATGCTCCACCAAAACCAACAACTTTTGCTACTGTTCTGTACCAAGAAGCACTTTTACCTTTTAACCAGTCCCAACTATCAGATAACCATCCTTCTTCAACAGGAACCTCAATATTTTCTGTTTCTTCTATCATAGCTTTTACAGCAACTTCAGGATTTTTTAACTGTTCTAATGAAACTCCTAATTTATCTGCAATTGCTTTAGCATCATCCATAAGTTTTTGTCTTTCCTCCTCTGATAATTTTGATATTTCTCCATTAACAAGTGAAAAGATTCCACCAATATTAGAAGCATCTTCATTGATAGAAAATCCTTCAAATGTTTTAATGTATTTCATAATTCTAATTTAATTTTCTTTTATATATTTATTTTAAAAACTCATTTTTTTATTTTTTCATTTAATATATATGTTATGAAAAATATTAAAAACTTTGATAAATTTTCTATAAATGAGAATTATAAACTACCGGATGCTACTGGTGATTCTGATAAAGATGAAGAGATTTTTTGGTTCTCAACAGAGAATAAAGAAAAGTCATTAGTTTTAGATTTATTCTTAGACATGATTAATATTTCAGTAGAGTCTGGTGAAAAACTCAAAGGAAAAGAAGTTAACGCTCAAGATTTTAGATGTTCATATAAGTCTGGTGATAAATTTATTACCTATACTTATGAGTTTTGGACACCTGATGATTCAATTGTTGAAAGGTCAAAGGATAAATATGAAGGACATGAATGGATGATGAGAGCAGAAGTTCCATTTGATATAATTGAAAAACTAAATTTAGAAGAAATAAAAAAGGAACAAGCTGAACAAAGAATTAAGTCTGAGTCAAATTGGACTTTAGTTGATGGTATGGATCCTAAAGGATTACTTACTAAAGATGGTGGTGGATGGCAACTAGTTTATATACTACAAAATAAAGAAACCGAATCTTATTTAGCTAAAGAGAAAGCAAAAGACGACCAAAATCCTAGTTGGATTAAAAAGTTCAGTGGTTGGTTAGCTTCAAATTTCGGATAATCACATTTTTATTAAAAATTAAACTAAAGACTTTTTAATCATATAAATTTTATGGTTACTAAGTTTGAAGGGAAATATGGATTTTTATCTAATTTCTATCCTTGTAGGATAGAACACAAAGGTATAACATATCCATCTGTTGAACACTACTATGTTGCAATGAAAGTTACTGAAATGCAATTCCTAAATGGTAGTTATTATACCGCTGCTGATTTTAGAGAGTTGATTGCTATAATAAAAAGTCCTGGTGATGTTAAAAAAATAGGAAGTAAACTTAAAATAAGAAAGGATTGGGATTCTAAGAAATTGGAATTTATGAAATGGGGTGTTACTGAGAAGTTTAAAGATCCAAAATTATCTGAAATGTTATTAAGTACTGGTGATATGGAATTAACCGAGGGTAATTGGTGGCATGATAATTTCTGGGGAGTCTGTACTTGTAGTAAATGTAAGGATGGTGAAAACAATTTAGGTAAAATTCTTATGGATGTTAGATTAAATTTAAAACAAAAGACAAGACCGTCATTAGAAGATATAATTAAAAACAAAAATAGTTAAATGAGTGTAATATCATATTTTGGGGGTAAGTCCTCTAACACGTTTATTGAGTTTATAAACTCAAAGATTCCTAAAACCGGAATCAAAACATATTTAGAACCTTTCTCAGGCTCTATGGGAACGTATATGGACGACGATTCTCTTAAATTCGATACAGTTATCTACAATGATAAAAATCGTCACCAGGTGAACTTATATAAGTGTTGTTCAGAACCTGAAACTTTTGTTAAGTATTTAGAAAGATTAAAAGAAACTTTACTAAAAACCGATGAAACAGATCCGTTGAAAAAATGGGACTTTTATAAAGCTATTTATAAAAAATATCAAAAGAATGAATTTCTCGATAATATGGATTTTGAGATTGGTGACTTTGGAAAAGCAGCAATTTATGCTTTCTTAATTACATCTGCTCATAATTCAGTTTATCCCCGTGGTGCTGGATTTAATGGATATAAGAAAGATAAAGACCGTTTGAAATTAGAAGTTCTTATTGATAAATTGAAAAAGAATAAGTACACTAACAAATTAAAATCTATTAAAGAGTTCACTAATATTGATTTTGAAGAACTTATTACTAAATATGATTCAGAAGATACTTACATCTATTTAGACCCACCATATGCTCGTTTTAACGAAGCTAAAGGTGAAGATGATGCTAAGAGATTATTTTGGTATGGAGCTGATGCTGATGGTGTATTTGGACCAGCTTCTCATAGAAGACTATTGGAGTTAATTAAGAAATCTAAATCTCGTTGGTCATTATCTTATTACTATTTTCCTTTATTAGAAGAATTGTTACCAAGAGACCAATATATTTGGACAGAGAAAGAAGTATTCAGAAGTTCTGCTCAAGGTGGTAATAACTCAGATGTGAAGAAAGAACAAACTAAAGGAGTTGAGTTGTTAATATTAAATTATGATCCAGTTACTGGTAAAAAATTAAACATTCAAGATGGAGTATCCACTACCGAGACAGAGATATAAGCATTATAAAGGTGGTACTTATGAAGTAATCACTTTAGCTACTCATACAGAAAATGGTGAAAAGTTAGTAGTTTATAAATCTATTAACTTTGGTTCTATTTACGTTAGACCTTTAGATATCTGGAACTCAACATCAGAAGATGGTAAAAAAAGATTTCAATTAATATAATGTCAAGTGTATTTAATATAAATTACTCAGCATCAAGTTCATCAGCAATTAATGTCGATGTTGATGGTTGTACAGTTATTAGTAAGTTAGTTCTATTAGATGAAAAGACTGGTAATAAATGGCAAATTAAAATATCAGATGGTGAGTTAATAGCTGAACCATTAGAATTAGAAGATAAAAGAGAGTATAAGTTAAATAAAATACTCAAATAAAAAAACCTCAGATTTCTCTGAGGTTTTTTGTTTTTATATAATAGTTTTAGAATTCAAATTCTCCACCACCTTCAGCAGGTGCTTCTCCACCACCTTCAGCAGGTGGTTCTTCAGGTGCTGCTTGAGCTCCACCTTGTGCCGGTGCTTCTCCTCCTTCAGCCGGTGCTTCTCCTCCTTCAGCAGGTGCTCCTCCTTCAGCAGGTGCTCCTTCAGCTCCTGGTGCCGCACCAAGTGTGGATGGATCTTTAGCCCAATATTTTTGATTTTCAGCTTTTTCCTCAGGTGTTAACTTGAATACATTATCCATAATCCATTCTATGTGGAAGTAAGGCTTCTCACCATTCATCACTCCAAGTAAAGTTCCAACAATTTCGGATTTCTTAGCTAAGTTGTTTATCTTTTTCCATTCTTCAAATACTTGATTAGTATAAAACTGAACGTCCATTTGATTCATCATTACTTCGTCATCCTTTAACTCAGGAAACTCAATCAACATCTGTAGTCTTAATGGTTTTACAATAATCTCTTTGAAATTAGCTCTTAAACGACTAATAAAGTTGTGGAATTTAATCTCATCTCTTGTCATCTCAGCAGCATCTGTAATTAAATTGCCACCACCATTTTCACTTTCAAATCTTGACATTGGAATTTTAGAAGCTCTTTTAAGTGCTTTGTAAAACCAAGATAACATAGTTTCATCATTTAAGTCGTGTCCTTGTGGTGATACTAATTCCATATTAGGTGTACCGGCATCTCCTTCAGGAAACCAAATTTGTTTGTTATAAGGTAAGTGTTTAGCTCCGTTAATTTGTAAAGTACCTAAGGACTCATCCCATTCTACTTCTTCTGAATAATCGTGTATTAATTGTCCAATTTGTTCTTCGGCTCTTTGTCTTGATAAACCTTTAATTGGAATAGTAAACTTTTGATAAACAGTTGCATTTATAATGTTAAACATAATTCTTGTTTGTTCAAGAATTTTTAACTGATTGTATGGTTTAATTAAACCTTCAACATAAGATGTTTCTGAATAATCATTTTGTGTTGAGTATGAGATGTAAATTATTTGAGAGTCTAAGAAGATTCTTCTTAATTGAGGATCTTCTGGAAACTGAATCCATAAGTGACCAATATTCGGTTCGTATGCTGGAACTAAAGTCTCCGGTCTTAATCTGTTAAATCCAATAATATTTTTCTTTTTATCATCGTAGATAATCTCAATTGCTAAGTAACCATCAATCATGAAGTCTCTCATCATAGACCATGCTGTGATGTTATCAGAGAATCCAAATTTATTATAAATTTTCTCAAAATATTCTTGATACTTATCTTTAATCTCTTGTGAGTAGTCATTTGATAAGGCTCTAGGTGAACAGAAGTCTTTCTCGTCGTTATAAACGATTGTCTCATCGGTTATTGTTGATACGAAGTCTCTAATCTCATCTTTAATAGAATACTCTCTTAGAATTCTTCTTTTATCAGCATAAGCTTTATCTAGGTAAGGAATTGACTTTCTATTTAATACAGAAGCAACAGCTCTTTGTGAGAAAAAGTCATACATTGAGTTTCCTCTAGCAGCGTATGGGTCCTCATTAATACCAATACCAACTTGATTTCTGATGATCATATCATCATAGTTCATTCCGTAGTTGGATAAGTTTCTTAGAATACGACTAAATAGACCTTTATTCTCTATAGCTGAATTTACATTGGTAAAATTTGCTGAATTTCCTGAATCATTGAAATTATTATACGCCATTTAGGAATTTATAAAATTTTAGAATATATATTAATTTTCGCTTATTCCTTTTTTGATGAAAATAAAAAAAGACGATTACTCGCCTTTTATAATTTTGTTTACTTCATCTTCTCTTCTTCTGAATTCATCAGTTATTGACGGATCATATAGTTGATTTCCAGCTCTTCCTTCTCTTGGTCTAAATTGAGAATTTAAGTCTTTTATAGCTTGAATATACTCTTCAGAATCTGGTCCGTAAAGTCTATCTGATATCTCTTGTATAAAATATGGATCTACTCTATTTGTTATTTCAGACTTTTTAGATTTTCTTAACTCTTCTAACTCTTCTTCCGACAGTCCAGGTGATGTATTTCTTTGAGTCGGCATAGAAGTTCTTAGAACACCTCTAGGTGTTATGTCTGATACTTCCTCAGGTTTACTTTTTTTAGAAAACCAAGATTCATTAAACTTTTTCATATTTTTCATATTCTATATATTATTTATTATTTACCATATTTTGTAAAACTTTTCTTTATTCTTTTAACGTGGTCACTTAAAACACTATACTTTTCAGATAAGTCTTTATTAATATCATAAAACTCATCTATCGAAGACATCATTAACTCTTTATGTCTTTGGTCTTTAGTTTCTATTTTAGCTTTCCATATTTGTATTAGTTTCTTTGGATCATATACGTTTTTAGGATGTTGTGAATAAAGAAATCTAGGTATTAAGTCCAATTTAATTCGATGAGTTGCTACTATTTGAATAGAGTTGAACTCCATTAACGCATACTCAAATCCTATTTTCTTTAACTCATCATACATTCCTTCATATGTCACCTTTAAAAGCTTATCTTTTTCAAAATCATCTTCTCTTATAAACTTATCAAATATCATCGCTCTTACTTCTAAAGGTATGAAATTAAAATTAACAGCAAAGAATACTATCTGATTAGAAAACTTTTTATAACTAGCTATAAATACCGGTGACCATTTCATCCAATTTGAGTCATCTTTATAGTGGAAGAAATAAAAACCACCTGGATAAATATCAGACACTTTTATATTTTTTACTTCATTATCAGACTTTTGGTATTTTTCATAAAAATACAATGAGTTATTTTGAAAATTTTCTACAATTCCATTACCATATACTAAAAGATTTAGTTTAACTCTTTCGATTAATTCTCCCATAGATTTGACTTTTATTTATATATAAAAAAAATAAAAAACTCTATGTTAAATTCTAAACCTAACAATAAAAACTATAACCAAGGAAATTACATTCCTAAGAATAAAGATAAGGTTATAAAATTAAATACACAAGGAGGCGTTTATTTTAGAAGTTCTTGGGAAAAGAAAATAATGCACTGGTTAGACTATAATACTACAATTACAAAATGGGGAGCTGAATGCTTGAGAATTCCTTATCAAATGACACATTTCAATAATGGTGATTCAAAAATAAAAGAACATTGTTATTATCCTGACTTTTATTATGAAATGAGATTGAGTGATGGTACTCTAAAACAGATAGTTGTGGAAGTTAAACCAATGAAAGAATATAATATGGTTATTGCTCTTAATGAAGGTAAGTTAAGTGTTCCTGAAAAAGGAGCTAAAAAACTAAAAAGTTTTGAATATGACTTAAAAATGGCTTATAAGAACAAGAACAAATGGGAAACTATGATTAATTGGT